GTTACTTCTTTTATCATAATTTATCTATTCTAAAATTTGATAAAATCTTTTGTAGATTTTTTATTTCTTCATACATAAAACCTACTTCATCATCTGTTTTAAAAATACCTTTACTATCTATAGTTTTTATTTTTTCATCAGCAAACTCAACAATTCTGGAGAGACTGTCTAGATAGTTTTGATATCCTGCCAAGATATCTTCTTGTTTTTCATTTTTCTTTAGAAGGTTGAAGGTCGTGAATCCTAAGATCACGACCAAACAACCTAATACACTAATTATTATAGTAGTCATAGATTATCTAATAGATTTTTTAAACTTTCACTTTTAATACTTCCTAAAGCTTTTTGCTTAATAGGAGTCTTTTTTTCCTTGGTTAGAGTAAAATTTTCATTTTTAGCCTCAACTTTAGTTTCTTTAAAAGTTGGAAGCCATTCTTTTTCAAATTCAATCCTAGCAGCCATTAAATCTGCCTGATGGAGGATATAAGGGAGAGCAGTTCTAGGTTTAGTAGATGGGGAGAAGTTGATTAAGTATTTTTTGTTAGCTTCATCATACAAACCATCATGAGTCTGAATACCTAACATTTCATTAAAGGTATATTTAACATCATGAGCCTGGAGGAGGTATAAGCCACGGTCAGGGATAGAAGCAAAAGCTAATTTATCACTATGTTGATAAGTTTCTCCTAACTTTTCTTTCCTCCATTGATCAGTCTGGGGGATATAAGCTTCATGTTCTTCATCTCCTATTTTACCTAAGTCATGATTAATAGCTGAGAATATCAATTCTTCCATAGTGAATGTAGACATATCTACTCCCATCTGTTGCCAAACATTAGCTAATTTAATAGCACAATCTACTACACGATTAACATGGTCTACATAACCCCCTGGGAAAGCATTATGGTATTCTTTTTTATGAGCAGCAGGCATCATAATAATACGATCCTCATACTCCTTATAAAAATCAAGTAATTTCTGCTTACGATCTCCAGAAATAAAAACTCCAATGTTATTGAGAAAAATCTCCCAATTCTTTTGAATTTGCTCAGCTGTTAACATTTTTTTTATCTACGGTTAATTTCATCAGAACTAAGAGGTTCACGTTCAATTGAGGCTCTAATCTCTCCCAATTGATCCAAACACTCTGCTAAGACAATTCTAATATTGTCTAGGTCATTCCTAGAGGCATAAAAATCTATATGCTTCATTTTTGCTTCCAACTTATCTAGTTGATTATTTATATACCCTCTCTGTCTCATTTTTTTCTCCTTTATTTCTTAAAAATTTATTTATTTTTTTATTTAATCTGAAGTTAATAAACCTTTTAGGGAAGGCCAATTTACTTTGAAGAAAGGTCAAAAATTTTCTTTAGGAGGGCACATTTTTCATATTCCTCAATTTCTTCAAAATACTTAATAGATAATTTAAAGGCAACTTCTAATTCACTGTCCATATATGAAGTTAAGACTTCTTGGGACTTTTTATCCTTTACTTTAAACTTGCTTATATAAGTGTAAGCTCTTTCATATAACATAGCCTCACCTGCCCTTTCTATCTCTTTAACATCTAATTTAGGGTCAACTTGTTTGAACATTAAAGTTAACCCTTTATTATAAGAAGTATAATTCATAATCATCTTCTTAAACATTTTAAGCATAGTTAATGGGTCATTATAATCTATCTTAGGTAAGGAAGTAGGACTGACATAATCAGGTCCCTTAGGGTCTAACCCTCCTTTACCCCCAAATAGATCAAAAACCTTATCAGGATCAATAGGCATGTTAATTATAAATATTATTTACAGTGATAATCAGCAGCTCGTGTAGCTATCTGTTTAACAGGTTTAATATTAGCTTTATACCCTAAAGATGTGACCCATCCCTTAGCAGCTGAAACTAATTTATTACTAAAATAAAACTCATCATTATTATAATCCAAGTCTATTTCAACCTTAATACTAGGCATATGCTCAGTTATTAAGTTAGCCATTTCTAAAGAAAACTCAGTTTCTTTCCACAACCGTGTCCAATTATCCTTAGTAGGTGGAAGAACACTTTTTTGAAAAATGTAATGAACCCCATTATTTGGGTAACGATAAGCTATAGCAGTAACGTATATAATTTCTTGCCCATAACGTTGAGAATCCGTTCCTATATGGACTTCTATAAACGGGTCGCCACCTATCATTTTAGCTGTATAGGTGACGGGATTTACCGGTTTTCCATCAACTGTTCTGAATTTCATGATTATGGAATTTTTCTTTTAGAGAATTAATAGCATTAAGATAATCTAAATTAGTCATATTACCATTTTCCCAATGGTAAATAGGAAGCAATTCAATAGTGTAAGATCCTACCCTTCCTGGAATAACACCTCCAAAAGCTGAAATTTGTCCCTCCCCAGAATAATCTCCAGCTAAAGCTGAGTTAATAAGATCTCGGGTAAAATTAATACTAAATCTTTCTTTTTTACCGTTTAATCCGGTGTTAATCATCCAAACTTTGACATCATTATCAGTTATGAACTTATCAAACATTTCAACATATTTTTCAACATGAAGTGGGAAAAAAGGTGCTCCAAAACATGAACTGAATACTATTTGAGGCTCATTGATACCTACCTCAGTTCCTGCTACTTTAGAAGTATAACCAAGTTTAAAGTATTTTTTAGCTTGTTGACTGTCCTTAAATAACATGATAGGAGGTAAAACTCCAAAAGCATCATAACTTAAAAAGAAAACATTTTTTACACCTTTTCCTTTTCTAATAGGTTCTACCATAACTGAAGAATCAATATTCTCTAGAGGGTAGGATACTCTGGTATTTTGAGTAATTGAGGAATCATCATAATCAATATACCCATCTTTAACAACAACATTTTCAAATAAAGCTCCTTCCTTATTTATAGCAGAGTCTATAACTGGTTCTTTTGATGAGTCATGATTAATTATTTTAGCATAACATCCACCTTCAAAGTTAAAAACAGTATTATCTGGATTCCACCCATGCTCATCATCTCCTATAAAGAATCTATTGGGATCAGAAGATAATGTAGTTTTACCAGTACCTGACAACCCAAAGAACAAAGCTACATCTTCTCCATCTTTAGTACCAGCATTGGCTGAACAATGCATAGGGAAAATTCCCTCTTGGGGAAGAAGGAAATTAAGAACAGAAAAAATACTTTTCTTTATCTCTCCTGTATAAGCACTATAACAAATAATTATTTCTTTAGTCTCAAAGTTTATAATAGTACAATTTGGGTTAGGTGTAAACCCACACATTACCTCAGGCATATGATAGATATTCCATTCAACTTCATTAGAAGTAGGAATACTAGTCATATTATCATAAAAATGTTTAGCCCATCCTATATTAGTGTGGAGAGTAAAATTAATATATCCTACTTCACGAGTTTCTTTATAAGAAAAACTTTTATTTTTAAGATATGTTTCTTTAATTTTATCAAAAATATCTGGGCTAAGGGGTTGGTTTATTTTATTCCATTCAACTGTTGATTGAGTTGATTGGTTTAAGACAATAAATCTATCTTTAGGAGAACGACCTGTGAATTGGCCGGTGCTAATATAGGATTTGTTGTCTATAGTTTTTTGTAAGTTCATAGCTTTTTTTATTTTATCTATTAAAAATAGTAATTAAAAATCCTACATAAAGGATTTAATTTTGATAAATCAGGAAAGCATACATTCCCAATATCATTATTATCTATATGAGATATGTGTAATTCTGTAAACATACCACAAAATTTTTCATATGTCTTTTTACCCCCAATACACCATTCAGTCTCATAATAAATAAAAGATGAATTATTCATTTTATCATCTATTATAAGAGTTCTGTTAGGTAATTTTGGTAATGATTGTGCTGTTCTATAACCAACTAGAAGTGTTGAACCTTCTGTTAATTTTTTAAAATGCATTAAGTCTTGTTTGTTATACCATAACAACTTATCATCAAGACCAATAAATCCTAAATTATTTACAGCTACAATCGCTTTCACAATTCTTCTATTCTTTTAGCTTTGTCGTCTATTACTAAATCAAAATGGGGCTTTTCATCCCCACATTTAAGTTCATGATATTTACATCCCCACTCATTGAGCTGAGATAAGGTATGTTCTCTATAATCTTTACCTGAAATAGAGCCTCGGGCTGTCCAATAAATTATTTTCCAACCTTCATCATAAAGTTTATTTATCTTAGCTATATTTTCTTTATTGGGCGTAGATAAATCATATCTTCTTTGTTCTGGGTAGAAGCATATAGTCTCATCAATGTCAACTAATGCTACTTTTTGTTTACCTTCTTCGGTAAATCTTTTTGATTCATGAAAAGTCATTGTTTTCATTTATATATCGTATGGTGTTTCACTAAATAATACCTCTTTAATGGAGGGGCAACTTATCTTTAAATTATTTTCTATATAATTTTTAAACTCTTCTTTAGTAGCCATTAGGTGTAAAGAATTATTTTCAATAAAATGATAAGTATTGATACTTTCTAACACATCAAGTTTGTTAATAACAATATGAGTGACACCATTTATATTGATAGCTATTTTAATAGAATCTAAGTCAAACCAATCAATCTGGCGAGGACGACCAGTAGTGGCTCCATATTCTTTACCTATTTCTCTTATAGTTTCAAATATTTCTGATGGCTTTTCAAACTTTTTATTACCCACATAAGTTCTATAAGCCTTAGCTACTCCATATACCTTTCTTACCTTATTGTAAGATACACCATTCTGAAGAGCACCTGCTACAGTGCAATGAGAAGATGTAACATATGGGTAATCACCCCAATCTATATCTAATTCAAATCCTTGAGCTCCTTCAAAAAGAATTTTAACATCCTCTTTTCCATATAATTCTTCATAGATGTCAATTATATAGTTAGATATTTCTTTACAGTCTTGAGCTCTGAGCCCTGTTCTATTATATTTTTCTCTATAAGCAGGACCATTACCAGTTTTTGTAGTGCCTATTTTTAGATCTTTAGAATCTTCTTCTAAGTATTCATCTTTAATAATATGAACTCTTTTATCTATAAAGAGATTCTCTCTAACTTTAAATCCTCCTTTTTCTAACTCTTTAATTTCCTCCTCAAGCTTATTAGGATTAACAACACACCCTGGTCCTATGATGGATTTAATACCATAAATAACTCCTACTGGGATAAAATGGGTAACATATTTAATCCCATTGTGATAGATAGTATGACCGGCATTTCCCCCACCATTATATCTTATAATGTGGGTATATTCGTTTTCTTTTTTAGCTAAACTGTGAGCTACCTTCCCCTTTCCTGTATCACCTGCTTGAAGATCAACAATGATATCCGCGTAATTTACCATTTAAATATAATTAACATTTGATTTATAACAATTACGGATAATTAGTTAGGTATAGTATACCCGGAATTGGTTAAGTTTAAAAATTAGTACCCAAGGAGAGACTCGAACTCTCACGCCTTTCGGCACTGGCTCCTAAGACCAGCGTGTCTACCATTCCACCACTTGGGCATCCGCTATTTGCTTCGTTCGGGCG